ACTTCTTTTTTAGTTCGTTGTCGTGTTCTTAAATCGCTTAAATCTTTAGGGCTTTGTTCAATTTTTATACCTTCAATATCAGGTCTCCGCTGTAAATGACAATGACAATTTCCATCACAAATTAAAGCATCACTTTTTGGCATTCCTAATCTTTGCCATTCATTCCAACTATGAACAACATTATGCCTATGTAAACAACTCGGACAACTCCCTTTCAATATTGCAACCCATACCCAAATACGCTTATTTAAATCATCCGGATATAAAACTTTATTCCGTTCCTGGTAAAACTGTTCAATTGATTTATTAACCATTCTACGCTGTAAACTTGTATTAATTCGCTTTATCTGACCACGTAACTGATTCATCATTGCATCGCTAACAACCATTCCTTGTCTTTGAATAGCTCTGATCTGTGCTGCTGGCTTTGCGAATTCTCGAAGCATCTGATTTCTAATATCAATTGGCTTAATCCCAAAACGAGCCAATACATTTCTTAATTGTTCTGAATTAAGTTTGTTAAGATTTTTTTGCAATGGGAGACGTCCCTTGCCGATTAATTTAGTCATTTAATTTATAAGGCTTTAATAATATTTCAGATGCAGTAGCAACATAGGTTTCGTATATTGTTTCAATTGGTGTTTCAGATTTATATATTGTCATTTCTTTTTCCGTTGATATTTTAGGCAATTCTTTTTTCGTCGATATTTTAGGCAATATTGCAAACCCAAACAATCCACCCAAAGATTTCAAAAACATTTTTCTATTAATTTTCATTTCTCCCCAAATGCTGTTATTTGTCGATCTGTATCACTTGCATCTATGTGCTTAATTTTAAGATTATTTCGCAACATCAGGTTCCTAACCATTTCTGGAATAAAAGTTGTGTAGTGTGTGTTCTCTTTGTAATCCTGCATTCCAAATACATTCTGAATGAAAAACTGCCACTCTGCCGGGAAACTATTCTTTTTAATTCGCCATGTTGTGGGATCGGTAACTCCACCTTGTAATAATTTAATATGTGCTTCTAAGTTCGGCACACTAAATTCTAACTTACCACCAGACTTCAAGACTCTAACCCAATCAGAAAACATTTTATCTGTGTAACGAAATGAAACGTGTTCTAATACATCGTAAGCAATTATTTCGTCAACTGTATCGTTCTTGTATGGTAACGACTCTATTAGATTATGTATCAAATCAACGCCTTTTATATCTCGTATATCGATATTGATGTAGTCTTTAAATTGACGTTCCCCACAACCTAAATTTAATTTAATTTTATCCATTAGCTCGCTGTCTCGCTTGTAGTTCATGATTCAATGCTTGTTTTATCTTTAATTGCCATTCATCGTTTAGCGGTACGCCTTTCAATGCCTTGTTTTGGCTGCATACATGACAGCTACCACATTGATCACAACTATACCACTCCGCTATATCTTTCCAGCCAACATTTTCAATATTACCCATTGAATATTTTTTGTTACCATTCCATAAAAGCGATTGACAGTTGAATATCTCACCAGCGCTGTCAACAACAAATTGTTGAGTAAAACATTCCACTTTGCGCAATTCCTTTGAATTAATCCTGCATTCATTTACATAAGGACTAAACTTCTCATCTTCAATCTTTGTTTTCATTACTAGCAAACTACCTAAATTCCCATCGTCCGGCGAATGTGGCATCATTATTTTATGCCCGTTCTTTTTGAGTTCATAAACTCTTTGAAACCATTCTTTGTAATTGCTACCGTTCTTCTTTTCTTGTAAAGCATGGAATGATGGATAAAATATAACTTGTTTTTTGATTGTCATTAACCTGGGAAAAACTTGTCTTGAAATATTGGAATAAACATAAACATTTTTATGCTGTATGCCATCGCATAATTTAGCTAACTCTTTGTAAAGCCCAGGCTCACCCCCCGAAATAACTATTCTAAAGTTATCATCAAATGTATCATATAAATCTTTTACGTTAATTGCGTTTAACCAATCTTGCGCTGGAATAATATCACGCTTTAAGTTGATTGGCTTATTGTATTGATTAAATGCGGTGCAATAGCTACAACTAAAATTGCATTTCAAGAAAGGAAAAATACGCAATACTAAATGTTTGTTATTTTTCATCTTCAAATAGTACCTTCCAATAAATTACATTGCAGAATCGAGCAATAACTCTTTCGTCTTGACCAAAAGTTGATTTACTTTTCATTCTCAAAGACTCCTGTTTTTTCCACAAATTGTTTTGTCATTGCAACCAAATCTATCGGTCGCAATCTCTGAATTTCTTCAATGCTCAATTTGTTATACAAAATTTCCTCTGCAATAAATTCGTTTTCCCTTTGATCGAGTTCATCGTAAAACCAGCGCTGACCGTAAATATTAGCAAACATAATGTCGGCTGCCAAAGTAGCATATTCTTCAACCGTGAAATTACCTTTCTCGAATTGATCTAATAAATCAATAAGTTTTTGCTCAACTGATAATTCTAAAGATTCTCTTGATTGTTTGCGTTCTTCTTGAGCAGCTAAATTTTTGACACTTAGTCTGATATATGATTTAATCGCACCCATTAAACTGCAAGCTCCCCTAATGTTGGTTCGGGCTTTTTAGGTTCTTCGCCTTCAACCGCTTTCTTCAATTCAAGCCCACGTTCAATTTGTTTTTTTACATCCGATTCTTTACGCCCTGGATTCTCTTGCTTAATTATATCCTCAACACTAAAAATAAGGTTTTTAATTCCCTCGAGACGTTGCCCAAAATCAAGTGCTGGATTTGCTATTTCAATCTCTGATTTAATTTTCTTTAACAATTCTGGATCAGCATTTTCCAAATCACGTTCAACTAATGTCATTGCCTTTGCTCTTGCATAAGTTACCGATCCCATATCAGCCTTGAAAATATCAAGCATCTCTTTCAATTCTTCATTGATGGTTTTAATATCAAAATTATTTGGATATTCTGCAATAACTTCACCATGAAATGGTTTCAATAATCTGTGAACATTATTTTCTGCTGTTTCCATATTTTTAGCTTTTTGAGCTATGTTTTGGTTACTGTCATGCAGATCGTACGCTTTCGCAATTCCACTTTGTTCTGTTCGTTCTGACATATAATTATCTCCCCTTATCATTGCGTGATAATAAGCGGAATCAACTAAGCGATCTCTTTCTGATACTATAAATTCTGCGCCACCAGTAGGCGGTTCTAAAAAAAACGGCTTCGTCCCATCTTCTTTAACTGGCAAAACCCTTGTAGTTCCAGTTTCAATAATTTGTCCCAATGTTTCCTTGTCCATAACCATTTGAGCAAAACACTGTCTATATAAAAATTCATCAAGCAATGAATTTAAATTGTATATTTTACGATCTATTTCAGCGATTGTTTTTAACGCCGATATTCCAATAGGTAAATTGTAAATCAAACTTTCTTTATTATAAAAAACAGTTACAGGTACTTCGCCAAATTTATGTTCCCCTTCTTCTATTAGTTTTCTATTTTTATCATATTCATACCACGATTTTTTATCCCATACTTTATATGTTTCTGCTATATCCTGTGATTTAGACATTTCAAGCGGGTCTTCATCGTTAATATAATCTGTCTCTCTGAATACAATCCAATCAAATTTACCGTTTTTATATTTCCAATTTACTACATCCTTTGGATAATAATGAATTAAATAAGGATTAATTCCAGCTTCTTTGCGCTCCAACTCTGAATTGATCTCACTTTCTGATTTCGGGAAATCAATCATTACATAAGAAAATCCGATAGCTTGCGTAACAGGGAAAACACGCTCAAGCATGAAATAATCTAAACCATGACCACTTAAATCACAATTTTTTTCAAATAGTTCAAAAGCATCATTTCCATTCTGTCTTTTTATCCCCTTACGCCTAATATGGGAAGCCCAGACATTTATTATTACATGACTAATTGATTCAAATATCGCTCGCTTATAACGAAATCTATAATCATCATGTTGTTCTCTTGTATGTTGATATAAATAATCTTTCATCCCGACTGTTTTATATTCGTCCCCACCTTCATAGGTCAATAAATAAAACACCCATTTATCACATAGTTTGTCGTAATCGGGATGATTAGGAAATCCTTTTTTATTTGTTGGCAATTAAATCACTTGTCCTTTATATGTTTTTTGCTAATTTACCTAATTCTATTATTGCATTTTTTAATGGCTTTGCAATTACTTTATATAAGTGTCCATTTATTTCATCCATCCTGTAACTAAATTTCAATAAGCTATATTCTAAATCTTGATTAAATAATATATTTTGTTCTATTTGTTTTTTATAACTCATTATAATCATTATGCCACATCAATGAGTTTTTCTGTAAATAAACTGCTATCGGCTAATATAACAATTTGTAATTGACTATTACAATTTTCTTTAACAAATTCTATCGTTCTATTTAATATTATTTCTTGAATTCGCATTATAACCCCGCCGGTATCTGTTCTTTCAAATTCTTATAATCAATATCAATTCGATCTTTTGTGTTGATTGCTTTATAACGAATCCCATCAACTCTATGCTTTGCCCAGTCGTCACTTACTAATTTTGAATCCAATACATTCCCATCTGAGTCTGTTTTGCGTTTATAGTTCTCTAATGAATCAATTGTAATATGACAATTTTCAGTACATAGTAATTGACTTTTCATTATCATTCTCTGTAATAACAAATGACCATATTCCAAGTCTCTTAATTTAGCATTGAAAGTATAATCAATTTGAAAACCGTATTTTTCAAACTCTGAAATCCAACTCTTTCCAGTTGCTCCCTTTGCTTTCCCTGAAGGATCACCAAAACAGCGTATTGAATTTAACAATTTTTTTATTTTGTATTTTTTTACTAATCCGATACGTTCATTTATCTTCTCATCTGTAAAACCTTTGATATTGTTTAGTTCCGTTATGAAATTTATATCTTTAATGATTCCAAGATTAAAAAGTTCCATATATTGTTCAGGAGCTATTTGATCTACTGTTTTTTTCTCGTATTCGTAGTCTTTAAAATAAACGGTTTCACCGGTCGGTAAGTCTTGGCTATAACCAATTGAAACCGGACTTTCGCCTATTCCAAAATCAAAGTCAATATCAAATTTAAGCTCCGGTTGATATTGATATTTAATTTTATGAAGTTCAGCACTCCATCCATCCAATATACGACCCTTAACTGAAACATTCCAATCAATATCCAATTCTCTTGCAACTTCATCTTTTGTTTTATCAGCGCATTCTTTTTTGTACCAAACCTGATCCCTGTCTGGATGCTCTGACCAATGTAATCGAATTAAATTATAATCATTTTTTCCCTTTAACGAATCTTCCCTTAATCTATAAAAACAACATTTTTTTCCTGCCCAGGGTGGCGTTGTTATTAGATTCTTTCCTACTTTACAAGCACTACTAAAAGCAGCATATACGGTTTCACCTTTGGGAACAAATCCATATTCATCTGCAAATACCTTGCTATATCCGCCACCACGTCCAGCTTCTGTATTCGTTGATTCACCTTTTATGTAATTACTTTTAAGTTTATTTATTGCCCTTAAATATCTTATGTAATAATCTGCATGATGATATTCTCCAAACTGTTCTTTTATCATCCATTCAGGAAGCCGGTCAAATATAAATCTCATCTTACCAAATAATGAATCAACCGTTCGATCATCAACAAGGTTTTCATTCCGGCTTAAATTCAATCCCAAATAACCATTACCAAAAACCAACCCCCAAACATTATAAGCCTGTGAAATCCAAGACACTAACATACGTCTGGATTTTTCTATTAAGTTGTCTTTGTCTGCATGAATATCGTTTATGGTTTTTTTAACATAAGGATAAGCTGGAATTAATTTTATTTGACTGTCTTCATTGTCAATCGAATAACAATATTTTGTAATAAAAAAAACAGGATCAAGCCTACACCTTACCAGGCTTACTTCCTGTTTTGAATAATTATTTAACTCCATTGCTTCTTTCGTATATTTCAAAAAACGTTTTACGATCTT